ATATGGTTTCGCATGAATGAACATAAACTTTGTGAGAGGACGAAAGTCATCCCAATTAATATCTTTATTCAACATATAAAGTTCAGTTGCCGAATGGAAATCTGTTCCACGGGCAGTTGCTCTTTTTGTAATACGATTTGCTTCTTCAATACCAATTCGCTTACGCCACTTGACAAAGATCTGTCGGTTGTAGAAAGAAGTTACAGATGTGATAGAAGGCACCCAGTCTCCATTGGGAAGGTTATAGAGACGGATGCCATTTGTTTCTTTCTTGTTCAGTTCAAGGTCACCGAGATAATTACAATGCTCAAAAATCATAAATTCAAATCCATTTTAGCAATTAAGTATTCTTTACAGAGACCAGATCTAACAATATCCTCAACACCAAATTCAATGATGTCTATAGATGGCATTGTTCTGAGAACTCTCATAAAATCAGCGATACCAGTTTTTTCAGAAGCCTTGACGAGATCAGATTGAGTAGCATCTCCACAGAACATAATCTTACTATTTTCACCAATCCTTGTAATTATACTATCAAGTTCGTGGAAGTTCAAGTTCTGAAATTCATCAACAATAATGACAGAATTGTCAAGAGTTGTGCCACGGATGAATGAGGTAGACCAGAAAGAAATGGTGCCTTGGTTCTTGAGGTTACCATACAACATTTCAAAATCAGAATCTGTAGGCATCTCAAACATATACTTCACCATATTCTTATAAGGAATTTGATAAAGCGAAGATTTGTCCTCATGATCCCCAGGAAGAAATCCAATCTCTCTGGTTGCTACAAGCGACCTGACGATGTAGATTTTTTCATATGGAGTCTTGGGATCAAGAACATCTCTAAGGGCATTGTAGAGGGTTACAAAAGTCTTTCCTGTACCCGCACAACCGTATGCAACAATGTTTTGATTGTTCTCATAACAACGGAAAAGTTCTTGTTGATTCTCTGTCAGAGGCTCGATGGGTTTCATCAAGTCTGCATTGATTGGTTTCTTTCTTTTCATGTTTTTGTTGCTCATCCCAAATGGGACTACAGGTGATTGGGTCTTTCTTTTTGATGGCATACGCTGTAAAAGTTAGAAGGATTAACCGTAGTAACGGTTTTTGCTGACCGTTGCGCCTGGTTGTTTAGACGCACGATCTAAGACCTCATTCCATCCGTTGGATTTGGCCTCGCCGGTCCACTTAAATTCTGTGGACTGACTTGCACAACCTTCTGACCAATCTTTATCCCATCCTGGATTTTCTTTTTTCCACTCATCATATGCCCTCATAGTCATATTAAGTTCTTTCTTTTCTTTTGTTTCTAAATTAATAACAGGGTACGTTGGCATAAACGTTCAATCCTTTTCTTGTATTTATTAAATCCATTCCATTGCTTCCGCAACGGCGGGAAACTGTTCGCAGAAGATCTCTTTCGCACCCAGAGCAATATCCATATGCTCCTTCTGTGTACCGTTTGCAGAACGCAATTCGATATAATGAATCCATGAACGAACTGAGCCTGTCATATAGATTTTGGTGGGACATGCCAGGGGAAGCACAAAACGAGCACACTCCTTTGCAATCGATGCATCTAGCATCTCCTTATAAAGTTTCATTCCTGCTTCAAAGTGTTGCTGTATTTTGAATTGGAAGTCTTGCCGAATAAACGGGTCCAAATCATCAGTAGAATTT